TGAGTAACTTTCTTTGCCAATTGAAGATTGTTATATCGTGCAACTTGTTTCTCAAGATAATGAACCTGATTCTTATCTTCAAGAACAGTTTCGATTTTCTTCTTTGCCTCAAGTGCCAACTTCTTATAGCGTGTACGATCTTTGTACATGCTATCCATAATCTCAGGTAGAACACCCTGCTCTTGAGTGCGAAACAACTGACTATTCGGCGTTACGGTAACGCCAAGATCTTTTAGAATGCTTGTGTCAACTTCTTGATTGAGTAGATTATCAACGTTGATGTTGCAGTTGCTAATAAACCCACGCATATTGTCGTTATACTTCGAAGGCTCAACAAGAGTTTCCATCGAGATATTATACTGCATGATCAAGTGAGGATACAGACTGTTCAAGTCAAACGATGCAACCCATTCATGCATACCACAAATGGGATCTTTGACATACGCACCTTCATACTGAGAACTCTTTGTACTGCGCGACATTTGAGGGATGACAATCTTTTTACGCAGAAGATAATTGTACACAATCGCGTCCCACATACGCACCTGAGTGAACACATCATCATAGTTGACTTTGTTATCATACGCAAGAGTCAGAGCCAACTCAATCAACTTCATCTTATCTTCGAGTTTCTCAACAAGTTCGACGTCCTTGATGTTATACTCAATGAACTTTTGGTAATCGTGTTTGTATAATTGATGTAGAGTTTCAAACTCAGAATAATCTAATTTCTTTTCACCCAACTCAACGTGAGCAATATTATCAAGACGATAGGACTCTTGCTGCGAATAAGTGAACTTGCGATAGAGTTGGATGTAGTCAAGAATCGCAATTCCAGAAATATCATAGAACTGCACTGGACGATTCATCATCGTCGTTTCACGTTTACTGATACGATTCCAGGGTGAGAGTTTCTTGGCTTCATCCTCACCAAGAATCTTGGTGATACGATTTGCAAGATATGGAATATCGAATTGCTCGACGTTCCAACCAGTGACTACATCAGGGTGCCACCGTGACCATAAGTCGAGGAATCTTCGTATAAGGTCGGACTCATCACGGCACTTTGCATAGTGCACGTCGTCACGATGCTTGCTATAATCGCCGCAACCAAACACAAAATAATTACCCTTAACTTTGATGCTGATTGCTGTGATTGCTTCGTTTGCATCTCTTGGTTCAGGAAATCCATTTTCGGATCCAACTTCGATATCAAGATAGGCAATAAGTATTTTACTGACATCCCAAAGAATATCGTCAGGATACTCATCAGCAATATAAGCATACTCATAGCGATTATTCCCAAAAATAGGAAAATTGTCGACACTCTCGTACCTCTCTAAAAATTCACGACACTCTGGAATAGTTCCAGGCTGGATTGGTTTTACATAATCGCCAGCAAGAGTTTTGTATTCCGATTTCTCTTGGCTGGAAAGAAAAAAGGTCGGACGGAATTCAACCTTCCGTCTGACCCTCTTATCATTCTCAACACCCCTCAGAAGAATAAATCGACCAGAGACGCTGACATTGGTATAAAAATCGGACATATCACCCCACAATCAATTCCTTGGGAGGAACCATAATTCCTGCTCCGAAGATTTGATTATACCCGTTTTTCACTTCATCCGCAACATCAGCAGTGGTGACAAGTTTGTCAGCATGAATTGTAAACGGACCGTCGGCTGCTTGCATCCAAGGCATAAAGCCAAGAACTGGACCTTTCTCTGAACGTTGCATCACACAAGCGACTGGATTCTTGAATGTGATTAGATCACCTTCTTCATTTACAATTTCGACTACTAATTCCTCGCCACTTACGAGTTTGAGTGCTTTGATGTTCGACATTCTGTACCTTCCTTTTGTAATTATCAAATAAACCTTTTTCTCTTAGACCTTGAGGCATACCATTTCTATAAAATACACCATGATCCATGACCCAAGTGTCCTTACCAACCTTCAGCGACCACCCATTGAATTCTTTGATCTCAATTTGTTTACTGATCAATAACTCTTTGAGTTCAGATAGCGAGTTCATTATTCACTATCACCTGCGTCGCGGTTTTCGGTATTGTGACGCTTCATCTTGAAGCCAACATGATTGGCGTGAGCAGCAATCATAGATCGACGAAGCGAACCTCGCTCATGCGCGTCCTTCACCCATCCATAAGTTTCAGCCATAGCAAGAGCACGCTTCAAACTGCGCGGCAGTTTAGCATTGAAAAAATCACTACGATTAGCCATTTAGAAGTTCCTCACATTTTCTTGTAAAACGTTCGTTCTGTCCTGGATGAAAACTTTGGTACATATGCCAGAACATTTCATTTCCTTCTGTACCAAACGTTGTGCCAATACCATACTTCGGCATGCCATCAGCAAGATCCCAATACGGTGGTGCATCTTTTGGTTCCCAACTCATACGAATTGGTGGAGCATCATAGCGTAAAGGCATAATGATCTCAATAGGAATATTAGCCTCTCTTGCCTTGAAAGTCAACTCTTCGCCAACATCACCACGATAATTTGGCAAGAACGAGGGATTGCCAAGTTTACGATAGAGTTCAGTTGTAAATGTTACATTGTGTGGTGCCGCAAATACGTGCTGACCATTTTGAATATGATTGCTTCGTTGAGCGTCGCCAATAACCTTGCCAGCATATGCTTGCTCGAAGAAATAATCTAATGCTGTATCATTTAGTGGTAAACAATCAATGTCTAGAAACATGACTGCATTATGATTTCTCTGCTCCATCATATCTACTAGTCTATCCATGGTATACCCTGGAGGTGCTTCTGTGTAGATATGGTAGTGTGGGATGTTAGACTTGTTATATTTCTCTACCACTTTCTTTTGTAGAGCAACTAGATTTTTGTCGATGTTACTCATAAAGATCGACGCAATACAAGGACTATTCATTTCATTCTCCAATTTTATCAGTTATGGTTCCCCATATTGGCTTTATATCTTCTTCCTCTTCTGAAGGAAAAAAGTCAACCTGTTTTTGACAAACTGCAACGTAGTATCCGTTCCACCAGTTTCTATCATAATGAATTGCATTGTCTATAGTTTTGATCTCTGAGAAGATTTCCCATTCCTTATGGACTTTCAGAAAACAGGATTCAATTCCGACGCGAGTTCCTTCTCTAACTTCAGCGTTATTCCAATCATCAACAATATAGATAAACACATCATCCATATTATTGATATAGGAAGTCAATGCACGAATATGATCATCTCGAGTGTGACCACCATCAAACAGATATGTATCAATGTCTCGAATTTCAAATTTATCTGGTTGTGGTAGACTGAAACAGTCTCCCTGAATACATGTAAAGTTCTTTACATTATTTCGCAAACAGTTTTCTAGGAAAAGCAAAAACAATCCGTTCTTGACTTTGATTCCATGATACTCAATATCAACCTTGAGATCCATTTCCCAAGTATCGCCAGCAGCGAAAGAATCAACTACAGTAGCAGACGCTGGGTTGTTTCCATACAAAGCACTTACAAACGTTGAGCCTGTAAATGTTCCGACCTCTAGGTATCTGGTATCTTCTTTGATGAGTTCGTTGAGAAGAATTCGAATTCTTTTACCAGAGAGACCAGTAAACTTACTCAACTGATTCTCAGTGAGTTTAGTTTGATCTTTATTTGCTGATTCGAGAGCAGATTCAACTCTATCAATATATTTTCTTACTTGATCCATGCACCTTTACCATGTAGGTCAAACACTTTATCGCCAAAAACATCTTGCGCGGCTTCGCGAATTGGCTGATAATGCCAATCATCGATGAGTATATATCCACCCCTCCTCAAAAGGGGAGCATATAACATAAAATCATTTTTTACTAATTCAAAATCATGACCACCATCAATATAGATTAGATCTGCCTCAACTTTCCAACTTTGCATTGCTACACCACCATTGTACGAGTCAATAGGGAATGGTGTAATAATATCCGTGAATTCGTTTCGAATCACATTAGAGAGAAAAATTTCGTAGATTGTTGGACGACCATGTCGACGCAACCCTTTTCCTGGCTGAAAAGAATTCATGGATGTTAGGTGTTCATGAGAACCCAAGAATGTGTCCACACAAACAATTTCAAATTCTTCTCTAGGGATTTCATGCTTTATGCCAAGACGAGCCATGTTGAGTGCGGATGCACCTTTCCACGTACCTACTTCTATGATTGTTTTTGGTTTGATCTTTTCGAAGATCTCAACAAAACAACCACCAGTGCTTGACCAACCCTGTTCATCAGAGTTTTCCAACACCAACCCCTCATATGGGTTTTCATCACCGTGAATGTGCTGACTTATATTTTTAGCCATTGTTTTTCCATGGAAGTTTATTGTTGTGACGTTGTAACATGGTTTCGTTTCCCTTCAAGAAAAACTCTGCTTGCACCGACAGACCAGTATTGCCTACACGATATCTTACCGTATAATCCCTAGTGCAGTCAAACTTTAGTTTGTTGTTTGGGTGCATCAAGACTGCAGCAATTGCTCTATCGATTTCCATCTGTCCAGGTTCACGGAATTTACGATACCAGACTGGCGTAATCTGCACAGCAACTTCTTTCTTGACGAAATAGCAATTGACGTCAACGAAGAAATCTTGCGGATGAAGGATACTTGCCCACATACCCAGTGATTCGCAATCATCAAGGCAAAGAACGTTATTGTCTTTGTCGATGATCTTGCGGAAAGAGTATGCCCAATCTAGATTCTTTTCTTGAACGAGTTTGACCAATTTCTCAATATGATCTGGTTCAAGAAGATTGTCGTCGTCTAACCAGAGATGATAATCGCCATCTGCGAAATAAGTAGCAGCACCGTACACGCGATGACCGTTGTAAC